ATTTTTTTTAAATTTATGTCTGTAATCAAAATACAGCTTCCAATATAACTCGTCAATCTTTTTATTTGCTTCTATTTGGTCGTTGTAATTTTGTTTATAAACGTTTTCGCCTTCCTTGCGCCAGCCTTGTATTTCTACTACTAAAACAGTATCAGCCTTCTTACCGGTTGTTAAAGGTTTATGAAAAACTCTAATTCCGTTATTGTTACACCTTTCCATAACTTGCCATCCTTTCAAGCGGCCCATATCTTGATCATAATAAATATAAATGATACGAATACGAAACTACATGCTGACAGTAGTATTAAAAATTCTATAAAAGCCTTTTTAAGTTCTTTTCTGTTTTGTTTAGAGCAAACGTCTCTTTTAATTATTAAAATATCGTTTTTTAATTGTTTCATGTTTTTGTGTATTAAATTCTTCTACCGCACAAAGGATATAGGAAAGTATAATATTGCTCACCTTTTTTTATGCGTTTGTTATTTGTAAAAATTATATCGTTATCAGCTGTGCCTGTAATGCGGCCTGAATAACCAATAACTTCTCTGTCTGGTTCTTGTATTGTGATTGAACCGATAAATTTACCAGCGACATGATAGTCTACTGAGTAACCTAGTTGTTTGAATTTGACTTGCAGTTGTGATGTTGCGCTTTTCATTGTGTTATTTTTATACAGCTAATATATAAAATATTTCTATACTTATGCACAAATTTAATATTTTTTTTAATAAATATAATATTTTCCTTTATTTGGGTTTTCTAATTGGTCAGTAAGTGCATATCTAGCCGCATCAATACAATCAGGATGCTCACCGCTAGGTTTTTGTAATGTATTGCCATCTTTATCTTTGGCCCATATATATCCCTGTAATTCTTTTTTTAGGTTTACGCTCCTTGATGTTATATATATTTCGTTTTGATTTATTAGGTTTATACCATATACCACCGAGTCTCTACCTTTTGATACCGGATAAACTTTATGTCCATATGTATTTAGCTCAGCAATTGATTTAGGCTCTGCACTATCTGCAATTATATTTTCGTTAATATTATTTTGTGTTATAAACCTACTGATATCTCTGTTCAACATCCCTGTTTTATATAGCACCTCATCAAATATAAAAGCTTTGTCATATTTATATAATGCTATTAATGTCGTTGGATCTACAGAATAACCAAAGTCCATCCCATAACAGAGCAGTCTTGCGCTTTCAGGTATCGTATCTATTTCTTTCCAATCTGGTATGCACACACCTTCAAGGCTACCAACTTCACCATCTAAATAAACACGACACCAGTTTGACCAATATGTTGAGGTCTTAGCTTTTTCCCTAGCTTTTAACAGTTCATCTATTATACTTTGTGGAAGGCTGCTGTTGTCCCTGTATGTTAATGTAATAAAATCTGTATCTATTTGGCCAATCAGTTCTTTGTCTACCCAAAACATATTCGTGGGATTATAATCAAGCCAGACAATATCTGAAGTTCTTATAGCGAGCTCTTGGTATGCATCAAATCCGTTTATAGTGTTACACTCATTTATAAAAAGAACGTCTCTTCTAGCTCCTCTTAATTTGCTGCTGTCATCAGTACTAAAAAACTCAATATAACTATTATTATTAAATACATACCTCATCAGCGATTTGTTATGCTGGGCCTCCTTGTATCTATTTAGGCTTTTAAGTATCTGTAAGAAATCTTTATATGCTCCTCTTCTAAGTGCTGGAACCGTACCAGTTACGACGCTTATACTTTTCCCCCTGTTTCTTAATGCGTAATCTATAAGGATTAATAATATACAAATTGTTTTTCCTGCAGAAGTACCTCCTCGCACAATCCTAATCCTTTTATTAAGATCCCTGAGTTTATTTAATGCGTCTGTTTTTGTGATTTGCATGTAAGCTGTAAAATAGCGTTTTGGTTATCGCTAATCTACAAATAAAGGCAGTTCCTCATTAAGTGTAATTTCTTTGAACTCCCTTGGCTTGCCGGCATAATAATTATAAAACATCTGTACGAATTTAAAATCGCCAGTTTGTAATCCTTTTTTTAATGCTTCAAAAGCCAAAGGTTCTAAAGGAGTAAGTTTTTCTATTAACTCTACCTCCTCTGATTTTGACTTGCGTCCTGCTGTTTTATGCCCTCCGTTATTTTTCCTCTTGTCCAAGATTAAAAAAGATTATTATTAATTATAATAAAAAAAATGTTTTTTTGTTAAATACTAATCTAAGAATAAAACAATGCATAATGTCAGTATTCCTGTTATATAAAACAATGCCACTATTTCATCAATCCCCATTTTTTACACTGATTTAAAAGGCTTCTATACTTTATTAAAGTTTCACCGTATTTATTTCTATAATACTTTTCAGGCTCTAAATCCCTCTCACGTGTCTTATTTTTACGTTTAATTAACCTGTCAAGCTTTACATATGAAACGTAAAATTGGTCTTTATAATGTTCTATAACGTCATTAAATATTTTTATTCCATGTAATACCGTACTGTGATCTTTATTTACGTATCCGCCAATGTTACACAAAGGTTCATAGGTGTGCTTTCTAGCTAATTTAAAAAATACAGCTCGGGCATATACAATTTCCCTATTCCTTCTTTTGTTTCTTAGCATTATATTAGTGTCTTTTTCTACCAGCTCAACAATTTCATTAAGCGTCACCATTCCATTCCCGTATTGCTTTCCATATTCCTGCGCATGCTTCATAATGTTCGTGTTTTTCATATAGTTTTAAAGTTTTATGCATTTCTTCAACAGTTGTACCATTATTAAAATCAAGCAAAGCCATTAAATAAAAATCCCTAATTGTTGATTTCAAAATAATTGTTGCTGTTTACTGTTTAATATTTGGTAACTGTTTTTGTTAATTAATAATTCGTTTTGTCTTTTGGGGTTTAATTTTAACGCTCCCTCCCATTTTGTTAATAGGTAGTCAACCGCTTGTTTTTCTAGGATATCTGTTCTATAACTTACAGCCCCTCCAGTATTGCCATATCTTTTAAAATTAAATAAATATTTATGATACCTGATACACCCTCCTGATTTTATATGCTGTAATGTATAATCATAATCTTCTTTCAATTTTAAATTGTTGTCAAATCTAATTTGATTTGGTTTAGTTAATGTAAACGGTGCTGTTATTAATATATTTTCCTGTGATTGTTTTGTAGCAAAAAAAGGATTTTCAGTTGGGGGTGCGCCAGCAAAAAGATGTTTTGATTGTATAAATTCTGGGATCAGTTTATCTAGCACATCTATGAGTTTAACATATTGCTTTGTCCTTTTGCCTGTAAAATCATTTACTGATATGTTAATTAAATCATCATCTATTTGTACGCATATTTTATTAAATGCGAAACAATAATCTAAGGCAGCGTTTCTGTTACCTACAAGGCTTCCTCCTATTATTACCTTTTTTGCACCATTGCGCTGATAGTTTATTTTATCTTCCTGGTTGTTTACTACAAACACGATATCATCTGTGCCAGATGTTTTAAATACTTCAGGTACATTTTCTGGACGTTTGTGGCTTATGCATGTAATAATATAGTCGCTCATATTGGTAACACCTGTTGTTCTATTTTTTCATATATATCAATAGCCATATCCTCTGACTTTTTAGTAGATAGCAAGAAGCCATATTCTGTTCCACCTTTTGGTGTTGTAAAACCTTTTAACAAACGTGGACTCTCATCTAAAAAGTATCTGCGGAGTTTATTAAGCGGAAATATATAAAATTTATTAATGCCACCTATCACATAAAATAATCTATTGTGTTCTTTCATTATGCCACTCGGCATGTCATCTTGATATGGGTAAGTTCTTTTTACTGATATATATACGTTCGGACTACCGCTTTCAAACTTTTGGTCATGCTTAATTTCTATGCCTTGGTGATTCTCACCTTCTTTGTATTGGTTTTCATAGCTAGTATTATGTATCAAGTTCCATTTCCATTCCTGCCTGAAATAGTTATATACAAAATCCTGAAACTTTTTTGCTGACTCGTCTTTTTGTGCTGTTATCATAATGTTAAAAATCCAGTTTTGTCTTGCTTTATTTGGCTTAGTTCTTCTGATGGGCTTTTGCATTGATACATATATTCACGATAATATAAAACAAAAGTAATCCTAAGCCACCCCTCATGAGTATTTTTAAAATCTGTGTTCGCATGCCATTTGTGAACATCAACAAATAATATATCTGTATTATGTAAATCAACAGCGACTGCATACTCAGGGAGTACAAAATACCCACCACCCCAATCGCCCTCACGATAGATAATTAAATTACCAAAACCATCACGATAATCGCCAGAGTCTTGATGAACTGCTGTCCTAAAATTTCTATTGACGGTGACGGTTGTAAAACTTGTATCACCTATTATGTAATTTTTGTTTGTACCTA